GCTTCGTTGAGTCCGCGAAGTACCTTGTGGTGAAGGTGACGAAAAACGAACCCCTCGACGGGATCATCACCTACGACGTTGAGCTTTCGCGCGGCGTTCAGTAACCAAAAGAGGGAGCAGCAATGCCCAGCCTTGGCTATCAGGCCGGAACGCCAACCGGATCGGTCGGCGCGACTGGCATCATCGACGTTACTTGGAGCGAGTCGGTCGAGCCCATCGATTGCACCCATCGTGGAACGGTGGCCGCGACCGGCGCAAGCTATCGGTCGGTCACGGGCGGGCTAGTGACCAACGAAGCGACGATCACTTGCTATGACGCGGACGCGGTGATCTCCGATCTCCGCGCTAGCGGCAGCGGATACACCGCGGTCAGTGTCGAGGAAAGCCAACCGCTTGACGGTCTCGTTACCTACACGATCACCGTTCGCCAGAAATAAGGGTGGTGCCGTATGGGCATTTCCCTGGGCAGAGATTGCTCGATCCTTTTCGGCGGCATTGCGGTCCCCGGGGTCCGCGATGTTTCGGTCGATCTCCAACCGACAACGATTCAGGTTGATGCTTTCGGGACGCGCGCGGGAGCGTCCTACTCCACGGGCTATTCCTACGCTCTGACGGTGGACACGATTGACGATGCCGCTGCGATCACCGCAGCGGGCTTCGCAGTCTCCGGGGAGACGATTGCCGTATCGGCAACGGGCCTGCCCTCGGGGCTGGTATTCATCGTGACGGGGGTTAGCGACGGGCAACCCCTCGACGGTGTCCGCGCCTTTTCGATCTCTCTTGCCCAATCAATCGGAGGTTTGCGTTGAGAAGTTTTCGTGATTCGTTGGGGCGCGAATGGCAAATCGCCCTCACCACTTCCGCGGTCCTCCGCGTCCGCGATGCCGTGACCTACGAAGCGGAGATCGAGGGCGGGCAGACGCAGACGCGCCCCTTCGACCTGGGCGACGTTCCCACCGCGAACGCAGCGCTTACCCTGCTCCGCAACAATTACAGCAAGCTGGTGGAAGTTCTCCGCGTTGTTCTCGCGCGGCAGATCGAAGAGAAGAAGCTCACCGTTGAGGAGTTTCAGGACGGGTTTTGCGGGGACCATTTTGAGATTGCCCGCGATGCCTTTGAAGTGGAACTCATCTCTTTTTTCCCGAGCCGCCGCCGCGAACTTCTGGCACTCGTAGCGGCGGAACTAGCAAAAGCCGAAACCGAAATCCTGACGCAAGCGATCTCCGATCTTTCTGGCCTGCGGTCTACGAAGCCGCAGGGATCATCGGATGCCACCCCGGGGAATGGACCTTCCGAGAGTTGTTCCTCGCCCGCGATGGACGAGTCGATTCCGATTGGTGGCACACCGCAACCCTCCTAGCCCGCATCGACAACGCGCTGAAGCAAAAGGGCGCGCGACCCGTCAAGCCGATTGAGCGGCACCCCAGCGGGGGCAAGCTCAAGCCGAAAGCCAAGACTCCTAGCCACGAAGATATCGAGCGCCTTTTCGGGCGAAAACTATCATGAGCATGGCAGGCGCTATTCGGCTGGGTCGATCATTCGTGGAGATCGGAGCCGATCCGAAACAGCTTTACCGCACTCTGAAAGCGGTCGAGCAAAAGATGCAAGCGGTTGGGAAGAACCTTTCCACCGCTGGCAAAAAGATTGGGATGATGGGCGCGGCTGCGGTCGCCCCCTTCGCTGCAAGCGTTCGCAGCGGCGCGAAGTTTCAAGATGTGCTGTTGAACATCCAGGCCAGCACGGGCGCAACAAGCAAGGACATTGCGGAAGTCACGAAGGCTTCGATGGATTTGTCGAAGTCGATGGGCATGGGCCCCGCTGCCGTTGCTGAAAGTTTCCTCGAGTTGCTGAAAGCGGGTATGCCGCTTGAGAAGGTTTTAGGCGGCGCTGGCAAAGCTGCGATTGAGTTTGCCAAGGTTGGGCAAATGGAAGTTGCCGCCGCTGCGGTGGTCATGAGCGATGCGATGAACGTTTTCAAGGTAGACGCAGACCTTGCCGCCAATGCGATCTCCTCTGCGGCGGATGCTTCAAGCACCTCGATTGAGGGAATCGCGCAAGCGTTCTCCATGACTTCCGCCGTTGCTGGTCTTGCCAATCAAAAGATTGAGGATGTTTCCGCGGCGCTGGCGATCCTCGCCAATAACGGGGTCAAGGGATCGGACGCGGGAACGTCGCTGAAAACCATGCTGATGCGGTTGATGGCTCCCGCTGATGACGCGGTCGGAGCCATGAAGGAAATTGGTCTGACCGTCGAATCGTTCCGCAACGCTGACGGTCAGATGAAGCCGCTCGTTGACATCATCGACACGCTCAACCGCTCGATGGGCGACCTGGGCCAAGTGGCAAAGGATGACGTTCTGCGCCGCGTCTTTGGCGCTGATGCCATTCGCGCCGCTGCCATCCTCCAGGGGAGCGGGGTAGGAGGCTTCCGCGATATGCGGAAAGCCATGGACGAAGCCGTGCCAGTGGGCGAGAAGTTTAATCAACTCATGAGCGGGCTTTCTGGCAGCGGGCTCAAGGTTCTTGCCGCGCTCGAACGGTTGGCGATTCAGGTTTCGCAGGCAGTCGCCCCAGCTCTGGAGGGGATGTTGCCGTCGATCCTTTCTGCCATCCAAAACGTCACCGAATGGACGCGAAAGAACGGGGATGCGGTGGTCAAGATCGCGGCTGTTGCCGCTGGTGCAATCGCTCTTGGCGTTGCGCTCACGGGCCTGGGCGTGATCGTCTCTTCGGTGGGCACGGCGATCGGCGCTCTTGCCACGATTGGCGCGGTGTTCGCTACCCCAGCCATTGCCGCAGTTGCGGCTATCGGCGTGGCCTTCGTCGCGCTGCAAACGGACATTGGGAAAACGACGGTTGAATGGATCAAGGGTCAGGATGCAATCATGGCGGCGGTTGGCCCGTGGGCAGTCTTCCTCCAAAACACGATCACAAGCGCGGGAACCGAAATCGCTATCGGCTGGGAAAAACTCTGGAACGGTTTAAGCATTACCGTTCGTGAGATCGGCGCCGCGATTGCGGGAGCGGTTGACAACGTTTTCCGCCCGGTTCTAGACACCATCGATGATGCGATGGCGGCAATTCAAATCCGCTGGGAGAAGGTCACAAGCCTCAACAAAGAGGCAGGGGAAGCGCGCGTCAACGGGATCAACCAACGCAACGAGGCGGGCAAGGCCGCTCGTCGCGCTGCTATGCCCGGGATCGAAGGAAGGAACGCACAGATTTTCAACGCGGATGGATTCGATGATCGGGTCGCAGCGATGCGGGCGGAACGGGATCGGGTGATGCAAGAGCGATTGGCTTCGCTCCCAGGCCCATCCGCAGCCGCAGCGGTTGCCGGGCCTGCGGGGGAGATGGGCCCCGCGTTGCCCCCCGGGGCTGGTGCCAATTTCGACCCCCGATCCCAGGCCGAAATCCTCGCGGACATTCTCACCGAAAAGGGTCCAGAGTTGGGCGGCGCTGGCAACGCAGCCAAGACGAAAACGGAAGTCATGGGGACGTTCTCCGCGTTCGCCGCTGGTGGCATGGGTGTCGGCAACAACATTGCCGAAAGGCATTTGAAGGTAGCCGAAGAAACCCGCGATGCTGTTTTGGCTAGTGGTCAGGTTCAGGAGTAACAGATGCCGCTATCGTGGATTGAGGATAAAGATTCGCGGCAAGCGACAATCGTTCGCCTGGGCAAGCGCGCCCCGTCAACGTATGCCAAAAGCTACAAGGTCTTTGGAACGAACGACGATACGGTAGTCCATGCGGAAGCCAACTCGAGGATTTCATCTTCGTTGGCTTACTGGCAGTACCCCGGAAACATTTCGGTCAGGCTGCGCGCGGAGTCCTACTCCGTTACCTACCTGGGCGACAAGGCTTGGCAAGTCACGATTGCCTACGAAAAGATGGGCGCGGACTCTACGGAAACAACTCCGATCCGCCGCGCTCGATCATTCGACACGACGGGCGGATCGACCCATGTAACCACCGCGCCAGTGGTTGGCACTCTAACGAAACCGCTTGTCAACAACGGGGAACGTCGCTGGGGATCGTCTGGCGAGAATACCAACGTTCCCAGGAATTACGGGGCAATCGGAGTTGATGGGGAGCGGGTCAACGGGGTTGAGATCGAAGTGCCCGGGTTGACCTGGGAGGAAGTGTACGACGTTCCTTCGTCCTACATCACATCGGCATACATTCGCAAAGTTGCCGCAACGACGAAGTCAATCAACGATGCCACGTTCCGCGGGTTCGATTCCGGGGAAGTGTTTTTCCATGGTTGCAGCGGTTCCCAGGAATGGGACGCAGACCGCGGGGATGGTCCCTGGAATCTGCGATACCGATTCACCGCGGCTCCTAACTGCGGCAACGGAAAGACCATGGCAGCGCTTGCTATTGGCTCGATCACCGGGGTTGAAAAGAACGGGCACGACTACCTATGGGTGGTCTATGAAAAGCAGGAAGCTAGTTCGTCGCTCGTTCAGGTTCCTAAGTTTGTCTATGTAAATCAAGTCTACAACTGGGGTTCCTTCGCGGACCTGGGGATCGGTGTTGCATGACGCGAAACGGGCGAATCGAAAAGGGAATGAAGATCGGCGGGGCAATCTCCGCGAGGGCTTGGAACCGCGCGCAACAGGCGGCGGATATCGTCCTCGGTGAGCAGGGCGGGCGGGAAGCCTCCGGGGTCCAGGGGCCTTCCGCGCTGAACCATCAAATCTACGTCAGGAACGACGCGGGCAGCGCGGTTGGATTCTGGGGGGTGTTGGCAATCAACGGGGCTGTTGCCGCTCCTGCGGGGTCTACGGGGGCATCGGTAGCGCAGTTCCAATCAGACCCGGCAATCATTGGGGGGCTTCCGACAACCGGGGCCTCTGGGGCTTTCG